GCGGGGATAGACCCGTCGCAACGGTGATGCGCGCACAGGAAGCCCAGTTTCCCCCGCACGCGCGGGGATGGTCCCGACATTGTTTACGTGACCGCGGGTTACTGGCAGTTTCCCCCGCATGCGCGGGGATAGTCTTGCGAAGGCTGACGAGGTTGGACGACTTGTAAAGTTTTTCCCGCATGCGCTGGGATAGACCCTTCATAAGCTGTGCGCCTGTCTTTCCAGGGCCGTTTCCCCGGCACGCGCGGGGATAGACCTTAAGAGCACTTGAGCATGAAGCAGACATCACCGTTTCCCCCGCATGCCCGGGGATAGACTACGGCCAAGCTTCCTGGGATAGTTGGTCCCAAGGTTTCCCCCGCATGCGCGGGGATAGACTCATGATGACCCAGGCGGGCTGGCTCTACGGAACGTTTCCCCCACACGCGCGGGGATGGTCTCGGCATTCCGTCGCGATAGTTGTTGTCGGTCGCGCTTCCCCCGCATGAGAGGGGATAGCCCCGTTACCTTGTTCACAGCAATGGCCAGATAAAGTTTCCCCTGCACGCGCGGGGATAGACCTTGCCTGGTTCATGATTACGCCGGTAACACAGAGTTTCCCCGCACGCGCGGGGATAGACCTTTCAACTACACCAGCCAGTCGGAGATCGAATGGTTTTCTCGCGTAAGCGGGGATAGGCCCATGGCACAGGACTTTGTGACCAAATACACACTGACTCCTCGGCCTAATCGGGGATAGACTTTTCTGACGCCGCGCTGAGATGGGACCGCTATAATTTTCCTGTGCCCGCAGGGATCGCCCGTACGCGTTCAGGTAAACGAACCCTGGGACAGCATTTCCTCGATCTGTGGGGTTAGTCCAGTCATCTTCGGAATTCATCGCAACATCCGAATTCTTCCTCGACCGTCGGGGATAGTCCTTATGGCACGGAGTTCGCGCAGAACTTCATCTACGTTTCTCTGCTTTGTCAGAGATGGACTTGACGAAGGCCAAAAGGGAACTCTCCACTGCTGGCTTCCCCGCTCAGACGGGGATAGGCCCGGCTTATCTAGAAAGGCACGGTGCACCTGATCGTTCTCCTCGTCCGTAGGGGATAGTCCGTGCATTCGTTCGACGACGTTGGACGCGATTTGGCTCTCCCGCCAGTCGGGCATAGTCCATGGGTCGTCGTGTCGCCAACCGCACTCACAACCTTTTCCCGCAAGTCGGGGATAGACCGGTCGACACTATCGCCTAGCATGGCGAAACACCACCGCCCTGCTTGTCGGGGATAGCCCTTACTTCAACAGCAATCATGCCTCCTGCATCATCTTGCCCCATCATGGGGATGGTCTCGGGGACAACGCTCGGCAGGAAAGATTCGAGCTGTTTCCTCGCACCCGCGGGGATAGTCCTCCGGTCTTCGATGCGTTTCGGCGTGCAACTATGTGTTCCCGCGCGTTCGGGGATGGCCCGTAGGCATTGAAATCTTCTTGATCAATCGCATCCATTTTCCTCGTGCGATCGAGGATAGACCGCTAATCGCGTACGACCTCTGTGGAGTACACGCGTTTCCCCGCACTGTCGGGGATTGTCCTTACGGCCGCATCACCTTACCGCGTCCTAATGCGTTTCCCCGCGTCAGCGGGGGTTGACCAGCACCGGACTCGTCGTAGCAGAGACGAATGAACCCGCTCGCCAAATTCGAATCCGACGAACTTACCGGGGCGGTGCTGACACGCTCGGTGATCGGCCATTGCCTGGACGTCGCTCATTGCGCCAAGGCAATGATCACCAGCGGTGTCACCCGGGCTCGGATTGAGGCGGCGATCGGCCGTCGGCTCGACGATGTCGACATTGACCGACTGGCCGTCGTCGTGGGGATCCACGACTTCGGCAAGCTCAACAGGCACTTCCAGAACAAGATCCACGAAGCCGTCGACGGCGTGTATCGAGGCCCCCGGGCCAGCCACCTCGTGGAAGGCTATGCGCTGTTGCTGTCTCGGCAGCCAGGGCATCGGCCGGTTCTGGAGCCGATCCTGAATTTCTTCGGCAACCGCAGCTACAATGAGACCGTCCTGTCGATCCTGGGTCATCACGGTGGCCCGCTCGAAGCGCAGACGCTGCGTTCTGCCGCCTCCCTGCTGACCGCACAGTGGGGAGTGACCAGCGCCTATAACCCGCAGGCGCACCTTCAGGCCCTGGTGGATGCGCTCTTCGCAGCCTTCCCACTCGCCAGACGCACTTCCGCCCCCTTTCCCCCTTCCTTCCTGTTCTCTCACACACTGGCTGGGCTCATCCAGACAGCCGACAAGATGGGCTCGGACACCTACTGGTTTCCCCTCGACGGGCCAGAGGACCGCCCGGACGTCGCCCCGTCGATGCTGGACGCGCTCGGTTGGACTCCTGTCAGGGCCCCTGCCCGGCCGATCGTGCCGCGGATGCGGCCGTTACAGAGACTGGTCAGCACCATCCCACTCGAACAGCTCACGATCGTCGAAGGGCCTACCGGTACCGGCAAAACCGAGGCGGCGCTGATCCATTTCCAGCGCCTGTTCGAAGCCGGTGAGGTCGACGGTATCTATTTCGCCGTACCTACGCGGTCGGCTGCCTCCGAGCTGTTCGTCCGTATCTCCCGTCTGCTCAGGACGCGGTATCGGAGCCTGCGCGGCAAATGCATCCGAGCGCTGCCGGGCTTCATCGGCCGCGACAAGGTCGATCCCGATGCGCCACCATCCTGGGCCTTTGGTGCCTCCTACAAGCGCCTGGGAGCGCCAGTGGCTGTCGGCACCATCGACCAATGCATGCTCTCGTCCCTGCGGGTCCGCCACGCCTGGGTGCGGGCTTGGTGCTTGTCTCGGCAGCTCATCGTCATCGACGAAGCTCACGCGACAGACGCGCATATGCGCGAGATCGTCACTGCGCTTATCGAGCGGCAGAAGGCGCTCGGTGGCTATGTGCTGTTGATGTCGGCCACCCTTGGCGAAGCCGCGGCAGCACGTTTCCTCGGGCGCTCGCCTCTGTCGTTGGCCGATGCCATCGCGAAGCCATACCCTGCGGTGAGTACCACGAGCGATCTCTACCAGCCCCGGAGATCCCCGAAGAAGAAGAACGTCGACGTCGACATCACCGATCATGCGGACGCTCTGATCAAGGCGGAAGCGGCTGTGCGCTCCGGGAAGAGTGTGCTGTGGATCCGGTCGACGGTGACAGATGCGGTGGCCGACTTTGAGATCTTCGAAGGGCTCGGGCTCGACGTCGTCCTGCACCACTCGCGCTACGCCCCAGGTGATCGGCGGCATCTCGACGGCGTCGTCATCGGTCGGATCGGCAAATCCTCTCTCAAGGGGCCGACCCCGCGCACGCCCTGTATCATCGTGGCGACACAGACCTGTGAGCAGAGCCTGGATATCGACGCCGACCTGTTGATCAGTGACTGCTGCCCATCCGACGTGCTCCTGCAACGGCTCGGCCGCCTTGGTCGTCACCGTGAGATGGCCCAGCGCTGGCCCCTGATCCTGATAGTTCCGTCGGCCGCGATCCCGTGGCGCCTCTTCCTGAACACGGACGGTGAGGCGATCGGCCAACAGGGCTTCGGCTGGGCCTGGATCTACTCGCCGCTCTACTGCCGTCTCGCGGTCGAGTGGCTGACGGCCTCGCCCGCCATCACCGTCCCGACAGACTGCCGCCGCTTCGTCGAAGAGACGACGCACCCGGACGCGATCGCTGCCGCAGCGGCGCGTTTTGGAGGCGTTTGGGATACCCACGTGCGGCTGCTGCGGAACACAGACTACGACCGAGCGATCGGCGCGCAGAGCTACATCATCGACCATAACCAGTCGTATGGCCATGCCACCGTGGATCCCGCTGCCGTGACGCGGCTGGGTGATATGACGGTCGACATAGCGACCCCCGGCTTGCGGTCTCCGATCACCCAGCGCAACGGCGCAGACATCCCAGTGATGCCGATCCCGATCCGCTGGCTCGGTGCTGCCGATCCGACGCTCCCGTGTGTCGTCTCGGTCGCCCCCTCGGGACGCCAGATCCTGACGGTGACGACCCAAGGAGGCGCGCGGCGCTTCGTCTACGACCGGAAGGGCCTCCGCAAGCTCATATGAGGCGCGACGAAAGTTCCGCCGTTTTCGTCGTTCGTTGAACGAAAACCATTGCGTTTTCGTCGGTGCTTGCTACCCCAGTGGTCTCCGCACTTTCTGTCGGGAGACCACTGTGAAACCCATCATCTCCGCTCTTCTGATCACCAGCGCCCTCGCCTTGGCGCCATCTTTCGTCCAAGCGCAGACGCCGACAAATGCGACATCCGCGGCCCAATGTGGCAAGTCGAAGTCGCTGTGCTTCTGCGCAGGCTCGCCTTCCGGCAACTACAGCATGGCCGCGAAGGAGATCGGGAGCCGACTTGGCAGCGTCTTCGACGAAACCAAGATCATCAACACTGACGGATCTCTCGCCAATCTCGACGGATTGGTAAACGGAACCTGCGATGTCGGCTTCGCTCAGTCCGATGTCTTCAACCTCTACCGGATCCAGCATCCGTCGACGATGACGACGCTCCGGCCGTTCCGGACCATCTATCAGGAGTACGTGCAGATCCTCTGCCCGCGCAAGACCGGCTGGACCAAGCTGACGGACCTTGCCAAGGCCCGCGCCAAGGGCACCAAGGTGAAGATGATCGTCGGCAAGGAAGGCACCGGCACCGCCGAGACGTGGCGGTCCTTCGTCGGCGCCAATCCCGACGCCTACGACAAGTTCGAGCGGCTTCCGGACCCGGTCAACATCGAGGCGGCCACAACCGTGATGGATTCGCCCGACACCTGCATGCTGTGGGTCTCGGGTCTCAACTCCGGCGACATGCAGGCCGCCAACGCCCAGTCGACCAACACGCGCGGCCACCAGCCCTCGTTGTCGCTGATCTCGATCGACGACGAGAAGGTGTACGACCTCAAGGACAGCGATGGGAACCCGCTCTACGACAAGGAAGCCGTGACCGCGATCGAGCCCAAGCCGGGCGTGGCCGCCTTCTACCAGAACCTGATCCCGGAGCGCTCGACCGGGTTCCTCGGCATGAGTTCGGAGAAATCGGTCGACGTCGCCACCGTCAAGGCTGTGCTGATGATCACCCAGGCCGAACGCGACCGCCTGGGCGCCTCGACGACGACGGCGATGATCAAGCAGATCGGCGAGGCGCTGCCCACGATCCGCAACAAGGTCGATCCGAACAACAAGGAATAATCCAGTCGCATTTCCAAGTCGGGGCCGGAATGATCCGGCCCTTTCTGCATTTCAGGAGCCTAACGTGGTAGGTTTTGTCATCTACGCAGCTATGGCGTTCGCCATCGGCTTCGTCATCCTACGTTTCATCTTCGGGTTCTTCGGCGTCGCCGCGGAGTACGAGCGCGCTGTCATCTTCCGGATCGGTCGATACGCCCGCACGTCCGGTCCCGGTCTCTTCGGGATGTGGCCGATCATCGAGCGCCGCCAGAAATTCGATCTGCGCATCGCCACGGACTCGGTCGACAAACAGGAGGCGATCACCAAGGACAACGTGCCGATCAAGGTCGACGCGGTGATCTGGTGGCAGATCGTCGACCCGCAAAAGGCAGCCCTCAACGTCATCGACCACCGATCCTCGGTGATCCAGACATCGCTGACGAAGCTGCGCGCCGGTCTCGGCAAGAACGAGCTGCGGAAGATCCTGTCCGATCAGGAGACGATCGCCGCGGAGCTGCGCGCCAGCATCGACACCGTGACCGAGCCCTGGGGCGTGGCTGTCAGAGACGTCGAGATCAAGAACGTCGAGATCCCCGAGAGCATGCAGCGGGCGATGGCGCAGGTCGCGGAAGCCGATCGGGAGCGCGAGGCCCGCAGCATCAAGGCGGAAGCCGAGAAACAGGCGGCGAATGCGTTCGCGGAAGCAGCGGCAACACTCGCGAAAACTCCCGGTGCGATGGAGCTACGCCGTCTGCAAACCCTCCAAGAGATCGGCGCAGAGCAGAACACCATGACGATCATCCCCATGCCCGTGGAGTTACTGCAACTGGTTGGTGGGCTTGCCCAGCGCCTCGCACCCCCTCCCTCTTCCACGATCATCCCCGCGCCAGCCCAGGCGTCCTCCGAGGCCGCGTAGGAGCCGATGATGCTGACCCAGTTCTATCACCTGATCTCCAACCCCCAGGAGGTCTCCGGAGCCACGTACCTCCTCATCGGGATGCTCATGTACGCGTTCGCGTTCGTCGCCATCGGGCCAAGGGGTGCAAACCAATGAGCCTCAACAATCCGATGTTCAACATGCTGGTGGTCGTCGGCATCATCGTCTTCGTCGGCTGGGCAGCCGTACGGATCATGGGCATCAACTTCGACCGCAGGTATCCGCCACAGGACCGAGAGGACCACTGAGACGCGCTACGCCTCAGTGCCACCATCAGGCATCGGGAAGCCTTGGAGCCGTAGCTGCTCTTCCAGGCTCCCATGCTCCGAATCCCCAGGCGCCGCATACCCGTAGATACGGATGATGCGGTGCCCGGCCTCACCAGCCTCCCAATTCTCCCGGGCGTCCTTCGCCTTCTGGTCTTCAAGCATCTCCGCGATCTCTTCGTCGGATTTGCCCTTGATGTTGAACCAATAGAAGGCCCAGTGGTGCGAGCCGTCGAACTCGATGATGGTGTTGTAGTCCGGTAGGAAGAAGTCGTACGGGTGCGATTTGCCCGGGATGACGAACTGCTGCGTGAACGCGATCCCGTGCTCGTTGAGCCATTCCTTGATGGCCAGCTCGCCTGAGGTGTCCTTCACCGACAGCGGGTTCTCGGTCATGTATTTGACCCGCGCTTCCCGGTAGCGCTCTTTCTGCTCAGGGGTGCGCTTGAGCCCGCGCACGCCGTTGCCGATTTTCGCACTGATCGCGGCTCGAATTTCGGGAGAGTAAGAGCGCTCGCGCTTGGTAGCCGCCGCACTATAAATCGCGCGCAGTTCTGGGCTCGCCTTTTTGCCCTGGTTCGGGTGAGTGTACCCTTCTTCGCGAAATAACTTGAGCATGATCTGCCGCCGCGTTTCGACCTCTTCGACGCTCTGAATTCGGCCGCGATGAGCATCCCCGATCTTTCTCTTTGCCTCTTCAGTGTGTTTTTTCCCAAGATGCGCAGCTCGCATCTTGTCTTTCGTGGCCTGCGACGCTTTGTGAACGCCCTTCACGTACCGCGGATGGTTCTTCGGTATGATACCCTTCCGCCCCTGGGAGACCTTGATCTTTTGAGCTTCGGACATGGGAACGCCGCGCTTAGCCGCGCCGACCTTTTCCTTCGACTCCTCTGTCGCAAGAGGAGCCCCCGGGAATTTAACTTTGTACTCGGCGGGCGTCATGCCGTGTTTCACCAAATGCGTGGACGAAACGAACGAAAGCATGGCTCCGCACTCCTCGCACCGAATCTTCTCCTTCACCGGCGGGAGCGAAGATTTCGGCACCAAAATGCGCGAGCCTTTTCGTTCGACCCCCGCGATAACGCCTGTCGACGCCATCTTGTGGGCAGTCCGATAGTGAACGCTGTACAGCTTGGACCAAGCAAACAGGGAGATCATTTCGTCGCTCATTCCTAGCCGATACCCAAACGCTAGGGAGAGTCAAATGCAAAAGGGCGGGAGAAAACTCCCGCCCCGTTAGCTCAATCCAAATAATTCTGGTGTAGAAATTAAATAAACGTAAGTGAGCTGGTGTCTATAGCTACGGTCGATACATAATCCGCAGCATTGCCGAGCGACGACGCAGTATTCGTCAGCTCAAGGTAGCCGTAACGAGTCATGAACGACACGACCGGCTCGAAGGTTGCCGGGTCGATCAGGACGCCGGAAGAAGTCAGCGGGATGTACGGGCAGAAGTACGCCGCTGCGTCCGTCTCGTTGCCCTTATACCCAACAAGAACCGGAGTATCGTCGTTGGCGTAACCATCGACATACACGCGGAGCGTGTTGTTGAGAGTACCGACATACTTGGTGTTGGTGGGGGCTTCGAAAACACCCTCAGTGGTGCGGGCGAAAGCCGAGGTGGTTGCGGACTGAAGAATGGTCAATGCCGTCGGCGAGACCACGACCCAGTTACCGGCGCCACGACGGGTGCGCTGCGCGATCTGGTTGGCCTGACGATTGATCAGGATGGCCAGAGCGGCGTGGACGTCACCGACGTAGGTCGGGGTACCGGTGGCAGCGTCCTGCTTGAAGACGGCGCCCGGAGCACCCGGGAGAGCGCGGAGGGAGACGAGAATCTCCTGATCGATTTCGGCAGTGATCTCCTGCGCGACGGCAGTCATGATCTCGGCCTCGATGTCCAGACCCTGCTGAGACTGAGCATCCTGAGCGGACTCGAACGTCCAACGAGCGCTAAGCTTACGGGACTTGGCTTCGACAACTTCCTTCACGATCTGGATCGAGACGGCGTTACCCGGACGACCTTCCAGAGCGGCGGTAGCTGCACCACCCGGGGTAGCAACGTTCTCGTTACCCGAGTAGAAACGGCCGATGTTGAACGGCGAGAACATCTCCTGACCTGCGAGGATGCCCGAACCATCGGTCGGAACAGTATTCGCGTAGCGGACACGCAGGGTGTGGATCTGAGCGACCGGCGAAGTCATGGGCTGAACGCCGATGATTTCGTTGGCAATGACCGACGGCATCACGCGGCGAATGATCGGGAGCATCACTTTGTTGAGCGTAGCAACGTTCGAGACGTTGGTTGCGCCCATGGTGGCGTTCTCGTTCAGTCGGATGTGACGACGGGTATTCTCAAGAAGCGTCTCCATCATGCGCTTCTTGTTATCGTTGCGGGTACCGTCCATGTTGTGGGTAAGGTCGCGGCCCTCGCAGAGAGCAGCCTTGGTCGCCTTCCACTGGGACTCGAAAAGCTTGTTCATTAGTAATATACTCCCTTGAATTACTTTCAGTATCTGAAGGTAATAGAAATTGAATTCCGGAATTATTTAGCTGCGGATGCCCGCAAGCTTAGCAATAGAGGCGATTTCGGCGTTAATTTCCGCATCACCTTCGATTTCAGCGTTGACGGCCTCTGCAAGACGGTTGGGCTTGTCACCGGTGACGACGGAACCGCGGCTGGGGGCCGGGGCACGGGTCTCGGTGAGGCGGGCGGGAGCCGCAGGCTTGCGACGACCCTCGGCGAGGACGACCGGCAGGAGGCGGTCGAACTGGGTCTTCAGCGCGTCCGTCTTGATGGTCTCCAGCATCGACTCCATCACGGCGCGCTTCTCGCCGCGCAGAGGCGACAGCAGCTCGGCCATGATCTTCTCGCGAGCCGCGCGGTCCTCGGCGAGCTTCACCTTGCGGGCGAAATTCTGCGAAGCCTGGACAGTCTCGTCGAGCTTGGTCTTGACGGTGTTGAGTTCAGCTTCCTTGGCCTCGACGACCTTCTGAAGCTTGCGCATCTCCGTGCCCTCAGCGAGGTACGAAGTCATGAACTCAGCAGCGACGGCCTCGAAGATACGACGGCCGAACATGTTCTGCCGGTTAGCTTCGAGATCTTCATGAAGCTGGCGCATCTCACGCGTCAGCGTCTCGTTCACCACGCGCTCGACCTTCTTGGCCGACTCGGCGACGAACTTCTTCTGGGTCTCGGCGAGCTTGGCCTTGGCCTCACCAGCGAGACGGGCGCGGGCCTCGTTGAGGGCGCGCTGATCCTGGGCGAACTCCTTCAGCTCACGGGTCACGGAGCTGATGACGAACTCGTCCACCTTCTTCAGGCGGGCGGCATGCTCAGCCACCATGGTCGCCTTGTCGGCCGCGTACGCCTCATCAAGCTTGCGCTCCTTGGCGGCCAGGGCGGCCTTCTGCTCGGACAGGCCCTTCACGACGGACGCGAGACCGCGCTCGATGAAGGCGTGGGACGACTCGATGTCCTCGCCGAGCTTCTTCTTGTAGAAGCGCTTGCCCTCGGCGATCGTCTTCTCAAGACGGGCCTTGGCCTCGCGCAGGCTCTTCACCTCGGCGGCCTTTCGGGTCTCCGTCTCGGTGACAACGTCGTCGAGCGCCTTTTCCACGGCCTGGACGAAGGTGTCCTTGTCGTGGGCGAAGCGGGCAGCGAACTCCTCGCGGATGGCGACTTCCGCCTCCTTACGAGCCTCCGCGACCTTCTCGGCAACCTTCGCGTCGAAGGCTTCCTGAAGCTGCGTCAGCATCTCAACAGAGAGGGCGTCGCTTCCCAGAAGGTTTGCAAGAGTATTATCCATGCGAATAACTCCTCAGTATTACTTTAGTTTGGCAATGAGCCCCATCAGCTCAGAAGTCAGGAACTTCTGTGCATTAGGGTCGTGGTTTACGGCGCGTGCGAGGTCTTCCACGATCGCGCCGCGTCTGCTGTTCAATGCTTCGTAGACAGGCTTCGGGTAAGCATTCTGGGCAGAGGGGCGAGCGACGATATCGACCGTCACGATCTCGAAGTCCGAGACGAAGCCGCGATCATCAACATTCCCGGAGCCGCGCGAGGAAACACCGAGCTTCACACCCTCTTCAATGAAGGTGCGCATCAGGTTGCCGTGCGGCGTCGACAGGATTTTCAGCTTTCCCATCCCGAGATTGCCGTCCATCCACATCGAGGTGATCATGTGCGAGACACGATCGAGGTTGATGGTCAGCTCTTCGGGGTGGTCGCACTCGCCGAGTACGGAATTTCCCTCGGCGAGCAGCGAATTGACGGACTCGACGGCCTTCGAGATCTCGTTGATCGGGTAAACCCGCTCATTCAGGTTGCGTACTCCGCCCTGGATGCAGGTTCCCTTGAGATAGAGAGTACGACGGCCGCCCTCTTTCTCGGGATCAGCAGTCTCGACGACCATGTTGGCGACGAGAGGCTTGATCGCTTCAGTAAGAATACGCATGACTTACGTCCTCCGGCTTAGAAGGGGCTGCCCTTCTTCGCGAGCGGGGACTTGTCGTTGCCAGCGGAGCCAGCGAAGTCCTTGTTCAGCGCCGAAGACTTGTCGCCTTCCTTGCTGACCTTCTCCATGCCATCGGTCGACTTCGAACGGGTGTTCTTGGCCTTCTTCAGGGACTTGGAAGCCGGGGCGGGCTCGCGCTCGAAACCGACGTGATCCTTGGAGTCGATCTTGACAGGCTTGGCGTCGGCCGGGTCGGCCTTCTTGGACGGCAGAGCGGAGGTCTTGTTGCCACCGACGGTCTTGCCAGTGCCGATCTCCTTGTCGTCTGCGTGAGCGACGGAAACCTTCTCAAGCTCAGCGATGATCGACTCGGTGATCGCGTCGAAATCATCGTCCGCATCCTCGCCGTCCTCATCGTCCTCGGACTCGTTCACGTCATCCGACTGGTCGTCAGCGCCGGTGAAATCGTCCTCGTGGTCCTCGTCCTCAGAGCTGTCCTCGTCGGAGTAGTCGTCGCCAGCGTCAGTATCGTCGCCGAAATTATCGTCGTCGCCCTCAGCATCGGCGTCGGCATCGTCGTCGCCGGTGCCCATCATCTCGTCGAACTTCGCGATCAGCTCGTCGATGCTCGCCTTGATGTCGTCCAGGGTCTCTTCCTCGTTGCCGAGGTCGTCGCCAGCAACAGCGTCGTCGCCGTAGGTGTCGTCGCCATCGACGTCGTCGTCGAGATCGCCAGCAGCATCCTCATCACCCTCGGCATCGGCCTCGGATGCGCCAAACTCGGCGTTGTCCTCGCCGGTCGGGACCATGTCGGAATCTGCATCGCTCTCGATGCCGTCGAGGTCGGACTCGCCGAAGTACTCCTCCGAGCACGCATCGGGCTCACCCTGACGCAGCGACTCGTGGATCTGACGTGCGCGCTCCACCATGTAGCGGTGGAACAGCTCGTTGGCCTTGTCATTCTCCTCGTTGAGAAGGTGAACGATGGCCTGTTCGAGAATGTTCTTCATTAAATCATCTCCCAAATAGGTTGCTCGATGTGCAAATACATCGAGGTATTTATTCGGGGATGGTGAGTACTCGGCTATAAGCGCAGATATTGCTGGATTAGAGCCGACCGACGATGACGATGTCGTCTGCGTTCTGGAAGACCACGGCGATTGACTCGCCGCCGCCATTCGGGGACGGATCGGCGAAGCGCACGGTGCGGTAGCCCATCGCCCAGCATTCCTGCATCAGGGCGTCCTGAAAGCGGCTGCTGATCTCGTAGGTGTCACCGGACGAGATCTTATTGGCGACGTACGTGACCGCGATCTGGTGCTTCATGGCCTTGAAGCGCGGGTCGTCTTCCGCATCGAACTCGAAGGCGTCGGGATCGGAAGCCAGTAATTCTTGAAAGATCTCTGCCTTGAGTGCCTGAAGATCCTCATCGCTCTCGATGTCGTCGTAGTGCTCTTCCGCGAACGTCTCCGCGAGCTTTGCGACCAGCTTGTAATCGTCGATCCAGTCCGCCTGCGGATCCTGGCGACCGTAGCAGATGTAGACGATGTCCCCGTATGCCGCGGCCGTGTCGGGATCCGGCGTGGTGTAGATGTCGTCTGCCGTGCGCGCCTTGCCGCGATCGAAGCTGTCGAAAACTTCGTTCGATCCGTGATACAGGACGTGATCGACGTCGAAGCCCTGCGCGCGGAGTGCGTCGAGGTCCACGCCCTCGACAGCAGCCCCGGCCTGGGCATCCTCGATCAGGCGGATGATGTCACGGATCGAGCTGGACATCAGAAGCCCATACCGCCGCCGAGACCGCCACCGGCGCCACCAGCGGCGTCGGCCGCAGGTTCGCCATACATCGCCTGAAGAAGATCCTCGTGCTTGAGGTTTTCGAGCTGGCGCAGGGCGCGCAGCTTCTTCAGCCGGTTGAGCTTACGCAGCGACAACTGCGGCTTGCGCGTGTCGCCGAGAGAGCGATGTTGGTGCTTGTCTGCCTGAGGATTGTAGTGACCCAGAGGCAGATCTTCCATGGCGAGTTCGAAGAGCGTCATGCCGATATTTATGACAACGGGCTGCCGTTATTGCCGCCCGCAGCGCCTGCGCCTGCACCGGCACCAGCATCCGCACCGCCTCCGAGGTCGCCGCCAGCACCGGCGTCGCCGCCAGCATCCCCGGCGTCGTCTCCCATATCGCCGAGATCGTCACCGCCGAGATCACCGCCGAAATCGTCTCCGCCGCGGATGCCGACCGAAGACAGTCCCATGTCGGAATTGTCGTCGGCTGCGGTCGCGCCGGTGGCCTTCTTCAGCTTTGCGGGATTCTCCTCGCGCCACAGCGTCTCGTTTTCAAGGATCTGATCCTCGGTGAGGCCCAGGTAGTACTTGAGCTTGAACCGCTCCGAGAGCTTCTTGTTGTCAGCGACCTGGGCATAGAGGCCAGCATATGCCTGACGGACTTCGAGATCGCGGTACTTGCCGAAGTTCTGTGGCGGGTTGAAGTGCAGCTCGAAGCAGTTCTCGTCGACCTCGACGCCGTCGTCGCGCAGGAACTTTTTGAACTCCTGATCGAAGATCGGGGCGAGGCAGTTCTGGATGCGCATGCACGCTTTGGTGAACTGGAACTCCTCAACGAGCGCAGAACCGAGCTTGCCATCGTTGAAGGAAGCCGGTCCCTTTTCTTCGTTGATCGCGAGGTAGGAGAACGGGATGCCGAGACCGCGGGCGAGCTTGCGAGTGAACCAATCGAGGTCACCGATCTCGCCGAGATTGTCGCCGCCTTCCAGGGTCTCGACCTTGGAGCCGCGGCCCTCCGCCGTCTGGGCGAAGAACAGGTCGTCCATGATCGAGAGCGGGTTGTAGGCCGCATCCAAGATCGAGGTGCCGCCGCCGGTGCGATTAGGGATTCTCCTTTGGTGGATCTCGTTCTTGACGGCCTGGATGTGCGCCTTGGCCCGGATCGGGTTCATGTCGCCGGTGTCGATGTAGAAGACACGGCGCTCAGGGGCACGCTGGACGCGGTAGATGATGATGGCGTCCTCCAAAAGCTCTTTCTGTTTGAATGCCTTAAAGACAGGCTCAAGGATCGAAGGGCCGAACGGCCAGTTGACGTCGAGGCCGACCGACAGCGACAGGTGCACGACGTGCTTGGCCTCGACGATGCTGATGTCCTGTACGGCGTTCTGCTGGCCGGGCTTGTGGGTGCGCTGGTCGAAGCCGGACCCGGCGACTTGGAAGTTCGAAGATCCGACGTTCCCACCGATGCCGCCCGGGCGGCTGGTGTACTGGAACGAGTTGGTGACGGGACCGCCCTGGTAGCTCGTGTCGACCGCCTTGGTGGCGAACTTCGCCGCACGATGCAGGTCGAGGTTGCGGATCGTGTACTCCTGCGGGTCTTTGCCGTTCTGCTCGTCGATCTTCACGTTGACGACGGAGAAGTGATCGAGCCACAGCCATTCGCCGGTCTCGGGGTCACGCAAGAAGAAGCAGTCGCCGTTCTTGATGGTCTCTCGGACGATGC